GATTGGACAAGATGGTAACATATTTGCTGTGTAATTTAGGTATGTTTAGAAGTTCTTTACCAGGTTCGGTACGATCAATCTCGGCGTCTTTACGCCACATTTCTAGTAGTTCATCAAGTTGTTTCATAAAGTAGTCTCCTTTAAGGAGAGTATATACTATTTAATAAAGAAATTCAAGCTGAAAATAAGAATATCTAAACGTCACATCGGCAGTAATAATGTTATCTGGAGTGTCGGTAGATGAGAAAATTATTGATGACAGAGCGATAGGAAATGCATCAACGAATCTTATCTTATAATGAGGTTTATTTGATGAAGATAATACTGTCAATATACCTTCAGCAAATTGTGGAAAATTAGGATTTACATAAGGAGATAAGTCTTTTAATCCGGCATACTCGGCATAGTCTGTAGGGAATGTGATACCACGCATCCAGTCATGTATCTCTTTCCATGCAGTAAGATTTTCATCCACTAGAAATGTTACATTAAATGGTTCATATATTAACTTCTCTCCTGGAGAATATAGATCAACGTAAGGAGTGCTACGTGGAATCTCTGCCAGAGATATTCCAGGCATAGAAACTGACTGACAGAAGTATTGAGTATTTGAGACACGAGGAAAGTTTAATTGAAACTTATTACCGTGTTGTAAACTTGGATTAATTGCCATAGTTATTCCTAATTGTTTCTACTATTTATGTACGTAAAAAAAGAGGGATCCGAAGATCCCTCTAACATACATCATATTGTTATTATTATGTACTACTAAAATTACATTAGATTTGCGATCTTGAATGCACGATAGTAGAAGTTTGACTGACGGTGTAGAACGCCTTCGCCTTGTGTTGTACCTTCAGCGAATGGGTTTGCTACCATACCGTAACGAGTCTTGAAGCCAATTTTTGGTTGGAAGCTGCCAGTATCAACAGCACGAACCATTTGTAGAGGTACGTATGGGCAGTAGAAAATACCTGCGTCATATGCGTTTGTACCTTTGTAACCAACTACTGCGAACTCAGATGTTGAGCCTGTTGGGAAGTATGGATCGATGTAAACTTTGATACGACCGAACATTGTACCAGCAAATGTGTTACCAGTGTCGTCAACTGTTAGGTTAACTTGACCGTTTAATGCTGATTGATAGTCCAGAATACCAGCCATTGCAAGAGCAGAAGCAACATCTGATGAACAGATCATCATGTTACCTTTTCCTCTACGAGTTGTCTTTGCAATTGTGTTAGCTTCACGTTCGATTTGGAATGCTAAGCCTTTGATCTTTTCAACCATCCAACGACCGTTTGAGTCAGTGTCTAGATTGAAAGTACCTTTTGCTGTTGTACCAACTTGAGCACCTGTCTTAGCAACAGAGTAAATTGTACGAACAACTTCACGGTTGATCTCTGCAAGAATTTCTGATGACAGAATGTTTGAAAGTTCTGTCTCAGCATCTAGACCATGAACTGCTTTCAGGTCTTGTGCTAATTCCATTGAGTATTCTGCTTTCAGAGCACGTGTCTTAGCAGTTACAGTTACTTTCTCGATTGAGAATGCCATTTCTTCAAATGGATTTGAACCAGAAGTACCAAGTGCTTCAGCATCTGCTGTTGCCATTGGAGGACCTGCAACGATTGTATTCGCAAATACGTTGTCAGTTGCTGCTGTATCTGACTGTAGAGAATATGTTGTTGCTGTTGAAGATTCTGCACCTGAATGACGAGTGTTAGCCTCGTTATAGAATGCTTCGTCTCCTGATTGTGTTGCATAACGTGTACGCATTGCGAAGATTAGACCTGTTGGGCCTGTCATTGGCTGAACGCCGCAAACATCGTATGCGATTAGGTTAGGTAATGAACGACGAACTAAAGAAATGATGATTGGGTCGAAACCGGCTACTGGGCCTGTAGCAGTTGCAGCACCACTAAAACCACCTGTACCAGCAGAGTTAGTTGGTGATGCTTCTGTCATGAAGCCAGTCTTTCTCATTTCTTCAACTTGGTTTTCAAGAACCACAGCGGTAACTGCTTTACGATATGGGTCTTTAATAGCAGGTAGTTCTGGGTGATTCAGAACTTCATCCCACTTAGATTGTAGTTGTTCAGACAAATACATGTAAGTCTCCTTGTTTTGTTTTAATTAAATTCTTGTTTTTGAAATTGCACTTGATACTGCGGCAACATAAGGATCTACTACTTTCTTATCGCCTGTTTCAGCATCTTCAATTTTTTCGTGCAGTTGTTCAGCAGATGCTTTCTTTACACCTGTTGGGAAATAGTTTTCACGGATAGTATCAAGTTTTTCTTTGTACTCTTCCTCTGTGGAAAAGTCTACACTCTCTGCGAGTGATTTAATTTTTTCAACTTGAGTATCTGTTAAACCTTCGCAAACTGAACGAACGATTTCTTGTTTAGTTGATTCTACTAAAGCTTTTCTTAACTCGATACCGTGTTCGATTTCTTCGTTAAGTTTATCTTCTAGTTCCTCAACCTTAGTTGCTAATTCATCTACTAGATCAACTTTATCTTCTGGAACATCGATGTAATGTTCTGCAAATAGATTACGTAGACCTGCGATGAAATCTTCGGTAATTTCTGAACGTAGTCCAGATTCGATAGCAATTTCGTTATCTGCCATCCACTGTTCAACAACATACTCTAGGTAGTCGTTTACTTTGTTTGTTAGGTCAGATTTAATTTCTTCAACTGCTTCTTCGAACATTGAAGCATATTTAACTTCAACTTCTTCTTCGATCTGTGCAACACGATCCATGATACGTGCTTCAAAGATAGTAGCAGCTTTAGTTTTGAATTCTTCTGAAAGAGCATCATCGTCGGAGAACATATGGTCAACGTCCTCTTTCATTTTGTCTTTCCACATTTTCTTTTCGTCTAGAAGATTATCAGCATCTTCTTCGTTGTCAAGATTAGAATCGCCTTCTAGTTCTTCATCTTCTTTCATAGTTTTCTTACCGCCCTGTGGGTGGTTTTGTGTATCTGAAGATGCATCCGATGGTTTAGTTGTTGGAGCAGTCGCACTCTTAGCAGCCTTAGTCGCATCGATTTTATTCGAATTGTCGTCTGGTTTGCCGTTCTGAGGTGTTGGACCACCTAGATCAACTTCTTCACCTGGAAGTTTTGCTGGAGGCATAGCTGATGCAGACTTCTTGCTTGATGCAAGAATATCAGCTGCTGCTTCTAGTAATTTGTTCTTGGTTGTCATTTAGGGTTCTCCTTTTATGATTTGAATATTTATAAATTTAAAGTTTTCTGATAAAGTTTTCAAATAGCTTCAGGGCAACTGACTCTAATTGTTGTTTTGATGCCTGTTTGATTTGTCTTTTTGCGTTGTCAATGTCCATTTCAACATAACGACCTTCAACAAATAACCATTCTTTGTTCTCCATAATACCGTTAACAAAGGCACCTGGTGCTGAAGGATCGGCAACAATATCTGCCGCTGTTGCTAGACGTAGATCGTCCTGAACCAGATTGTATCCTTCTCTGGTCATTGTAACTGAACCCATGGCTCTCGATGAAACACCAAGATTAACACCACTGTCAATAAAGTTTCTAACGATGTTGCCATAGGGCGTTTCTAAAATCATTGCCTTACCATAGAAAGTATTACCATCTTCTTTAAGACTTACAATCTTATGTGATACTCTTTCTAGATTTAATGAAGGAGTGTCTGGATGACCTAACTCTCCTAACGCACGATTGGTTTTGATGAATTCTTCTGTGTAACGATTAACTTCATTACGCAGAGTATCCATTTTATACATACGGTTATTCTTGTTTACAGTATCGCCAACAAGAAATGTACCTTCGATGTATAGGTTCTTTTTTCCGTTTTCTGTTTTTTCTGTGAGATACTTAACGTCCTCAAACATCTCGGTAATTAGTTTCATTATAGTGATACTCCTGTTGTTGGATCAACATTATATGTTGCTTGTTTTGAGAGTTCCATAACAATAGTACCACCAGTAGCAACTGTAATCACAATACTCTGTGTATTATTATTTGCCACTGAATGTCCATAATCATCAAAACGCATTTCACCTGCGTTATGAACTGAAGCAATTTCTGTACTGTTACGAACAATAGAAATATTACCGTTAGTTGACCACATCATTCTACGAATGTCGGCACTAGTAACTGTCTCTGTTGTCGGATCTTTTCTTAAATCGTTTAGTGCAACAGTGTAAGTACCAGGTCCGGTAGCTCTAACTATTGAAGCACCTCTTAACGAGTTGGTAATTTCTACTGGCATGTTATTTTATCCCCATTGATTTGCGTCGGCGCATAGACATTTTTCTTTTTAATAATGTGCGTCTTAACTTTGCCTTGCCTTTTGTTTTCCAATATCTTTTTAACATTCTGGACTTATGAATTCTTGTTGTGACAGGAATTCTTTTTACTGTACCGCCAGAAACTCTATATCCTTTAATTGCCGAACGACGAACGTTTCGTTGAACAATAATTTTACCTTTTTTATTACGACGAATACGACGACGAATCTTTTGTATTCTACCAGA